GGCATGGTAACGGCTTTACAAGGTTTAAATTCTGACTTGATGGCAGTTATAGGGATATATGACCCTAGTAATCTACCGAACGGCAATCAATCAGGCAAAGCTCTGAATGGTATGCAACAACAGACCGATATGACTAACTTTCACTACTATGACAATTTGACTAGATCAATTCGTCAAACAGGTAGAATCATCTTAGATTTAATCCCTCACATTTACGATAAACAACGCATTATGCGTATTATTGGTGCTGATGGTAAAGGCGAGCTTGTTACAATCAATGAACAAGGTCAAGATGAGCAAGGTGTTGATAAAGTATTAAATGATGTAACAGTAGGTCAATACGATATTGTGATGGAAACTGGACCAGGCTATTCATCTAAACGCCAAGAAGCTGTTGATAGCATGATGAGTTTATTACAAGCTGATCCTGGTCTAATGCAACAAGCTGGTGATTTGATATTCCGTAATATGGACTTCCCTGGTGCTGATATTGTTGCAGATCGTTTAGCAGCCGCTAATCCACTAGCGCAGATTGATGAGAAGTCTAATATTCCACCACAAGTACAAATGCAATTAGCGCAATCACAACAAACTATCCAACAGTTACAGCAACAAATACAGCAAATGACTATGGATATTCAATACGGTGCTAGTGTTAAAGAGCAACAAGATAAAGCTATGCTACAGAAAGCACAAATGGAAATTGCTGCTAAAGTACACGATACTCAAATGCGTACAGACACTACAGCGCACGATACAATTATTAAAACAGAAACACAAAAAGAAATTGAAACAATGAAAGCACAACTAGCCCTCTTACTTGCACAGATAGATGTAAGAGGTTTACATGAAGCAGAAGCCGAAGCAGTAGAGAGGGGTATTTAAAATGGCTAGAGAAATAGTTACATCTGGTAATCGTCAAGAGTATATGGAAAATAAACTAAGTGGCGAACCTAAAGAAGAAGATAAAATTGTTGCAACTATGCCTACAGTATCTAAGAAATCAATAGATATTGGTGAGGGCAGATATGTACATAAGCATGGTCGTGATACTAATGGTAATCATTCTGTATGGGTTTCACAAGGCGCAGGTACACCTCAAAAAATTCAATCAGTACAAAACTTACCTACAGTACATAGTACAAGACCTGAGCTTACTCAAGCAGGTGTTGATGAAATACATAATTATGCTGACAAATTTTTTAAGAAATCTAAAGACGATCAATTTGATAGAGTTAAAAATCACCCTAAATATGAAAAACTTAAAACTGCACTTGGTAAAAAAGGTGCTACTGATGCACTTTTAAAAGAATTGAATGATGCTCAATAATTAAACATAACTAATCGGAGAATATTATGGCAGTTGTAACTAGCAATAACATAGCAGAATGGAAAGCAAACGAGATGGCAAGACGTAATGGTCAGCCAGCACCTAAGAAAGCTAACCCTTATGCTGATTTAAGTCGTGATGAGTTAAAAGCTCATAAAGCACAGATTAAAGAAGTGTTAAAAGAAACTAAAGTAGCAAAAGCACCAAAAGAATAATTGACACACAATTTTAAATAGTTTATATAGTAATTTCATAGGAGCTTGAGCAATCATGGCCGAGAAAGAAGCAAGTAATGTAATAACAAGCGATACAGCGCACACCTTTTATGCAGAAAGATTAGGTTTAGCTGATGAGCCAATAGATGTTGAGTTTGAAACTGTAAAGAAAGAATCAGACAAAACTAAAGGCAACAAGCAGAGTGAACCCGAAGCAGAGGAAGAAGCTAATACGGAACAGACTACTGAGAAGCGGTCAGAGAAGCTGAATAAAAGATTTGATAAAGTAACGCAACGAGCTAAAGAAGCAGAAGCTCGTAGTGTTGAATTAGAGAATCGTCTTAAAGAGTATGAAGCAAGGGCTGTACCACAACAAGAACCTGTAAGGGCAATAGTTGAGGGTAAGCCACAAGCAAGCCAGTTTAATGATCCTTTTGAATATGCAGAAGCATTAGCTGAATGGAGTGCTGAAAATGCTTTGAAGCAAAGAGATGCAGAAGAAGTACAGCGTAAAGCTATGAAAGCTCAAGATAAGGTTTTAAATAACTGGAATGAGAAGATTGCTAAAGCTAAGACTTCAATGCCTGATTTTGATAAAATGGTGCAATCAAGTACAACAGTTGTTAGCAACGAAATACGAGATAGCATTTTAGAAAGTGATGTAGGGCCTCAACTCTTATATCATTTAGCATCAAATGAAAACTTTGCACAGAAACTAACAGAAATGCCGTTAGTGAAAGCTCTAAGAGAAATAGGCAAACTGGAAGCACGATTTGAGCAAGAGGATAAACCGAAAGCTAAAGTTGCTAAAGAATCTGTTTCAAGAAGTACAGCACCTAGTCCTATTAGGCCGTTAAATGGTGGCAAGATTGGTAATGATGTATTGATTGACACTAATGGTGAATTTCAAGGCTCATATGCTCAATGGAAAGCCGCACGAATGGCGAATAAGATTAGATAAACCTAATTTTTTTGGAGAAATATAATGGCTAATACTTTATTAACCATCTCAAAGATCACTAACGAAGCTTTAATGGTCTTAGAGAATGAATTAACATTTACAAGCGAAGTAGATCGTAACTATGACGATCAGTTTGCAGTTGTTGGCGCTAAAATTGGTGCTACAGTAAACGTCCGCCGTCCAGGTCGTTTCATTGGTACTACTGGCCCAGCTTTGAACGTAGAGGACTTGAACGAAACTTCAGTACCTGTAACGCTTTCAACTCAGTTCCACGTAGATACACAATTTACAACACAAGACTTAGCTCTTTCACTAGATATGTTCTCTGATCGTATCTTGAAGCCAGCAGTCGCAGCTATTGCCAACAAGATTGACTATGACGGTACAACAACTGCTGCATTAAATACAGCAAATATTGTTGGTACTGCTGGTACACCACCAACAGGCTTGTATACTTGGTTAAATGCTCAAGCATATCTTGACTCTGAAGGCGCACCTCGTGATGGCCGTCGTTCAGCAATCATCGAGCCATTCACATCAGCTGCTACTGTTGACAGCTTGAAAGGTTTGTTCGTTCCTACAGAACAAATCTCAAGCCAATACACTAAAGGCTTAATGGGTCGTGATTCAGGCGGTATGAACTGGAAGTTAGATCAAAACATTGTATCTCAAACTTTTGGTAACTTCTCATCATCTACAGTAACAGCTTCAGTAGCTACAACGACTGCAACTGGCTTCTTAACTTCAGGTTGGGCTTCTACATCAACTATTTCATTGACTGCTGCTAATACAGGTACAATCAATCTAAATGCTGGTGATACATTCCAAATTGCTGGTGTTTATGCAGTCAATCCGCAAAATCGTCAAGCTTACGGCACAAACAAATTACGTTCATTCGTAGTTAAATCTGCTGTATCAGTAGCTTCAGGTGCTAGCGTTTCAGTAACTGTTTCACCTGCTGTAATTACTGCTGGTCAGTTCCAAAACGTATCTGTACCTACTCCTGCTGCTTCTGCTGCTGTAACATTCTTTGCTTCACAATACAATGCAAGTGGTAGTGGTATCGTTTCACCACAAAATATTGTTATGCACCGTAATGCGTTCACAATTGCTATGGCTGACTTAGAATTGCCAGAGGGTGTTCACTTTGCAGGTCGTGCTTCTGATAAAGAAATCGGCTTATCAATGCGTGTTGTTCGTCAATACACTATTAATAACGATTCTATCCCTACTCGTGTTGATGTCTTATACGGTTGGGCGCCTCTTTATCCTGAATTAGCTTGCCGTGTAGCAGCTTAACTTAAACGATAAAGGAAAATATCATGGCAAATCCAGGACCAGCAGTAACCACCTCAGCTCACCCAAGTAATGTAACAACTAATCAGACACAACGATTATTGGGTGTACTTAAAGGTGTAAACGTAAATGCAGCATCTGGGAGTTTCTTCCCTTTGCCTATCATTAACTCTACAACTTACCAACCTAACTTATTAGTAGTTACTAACTCTAATAACGCAGGTGCAGCTACAGGTACTTTAACTAGCTTAGTATTAGGTATTACTACAACAAATAGCGGTACACCAACTTCATTGTTTGGTGCTATTACTGCTTCACAATTAGCTACAGTTCTTGGTGTGAGCCAAGTGGCAGCTTCTGCGGTAGTAACTGCTTATAACCAAGCAGCGTTATTCGTCAATATTGCAACTACTACTGCGGTAGTAGGTACTGTTGATGTTTACGTGTACGGCTACGACTTTAGTTAATACTAAGTAATGCAAAGAAAAAAGACATACTCAAAAGGTGTGTCTTTTTTTATTTAATCATCTATAATTGAAGTACCTTATTAAAGGAAATTATCATGTCATCTACCACTATTGCTCGAGGTAATGCTCTAAACGTTACTTATCTATCTTTGTCATTAACACCATCTGCTGTATCAGGCACATCATCTAACCAAACATTTACTGTTCCAGGTCTTACTGTAGATCAAGAATTATTTGTTATTGGTTATACTGGCACTCAAACTGCTGGTATTGCTTATGCAGAAGCTGATGTAACGGCTGCAAATACATTGCAAATTCAATTTATTAATACTTCAGGCTCTAGCGCAACTCCAGCTTCAGGAAGCTATGTTGTTGCTGTAATTCGCCCAGAGGGTCAATTGCCAACAGGTATATAAAGGAAAAATCATGGCCTATAACTCACCGTTTACCCCATTTGGTTCAACTTATTTAGTGGGAAATGCGGCTGCGGTTCAAGTTAAAACATCTAACAATGTGTATCCTTCAAGTTATCGCATTGTTAATGTTACTTCTAGCTTGATTCGTGTGTCATGGCAACCGCCAGAGCCTAATGATTTAGCAGTTACTGTTACTGTAACAGCACCAGCTTTGACAGTTCCACAAGCCAATACATTGTCTATTCCTGCTAATGGAGTAGCTGTGATTGGTGGCATTCCACCTAATGCGTGGTTCTTATCTAGTGCAGCATCTAGTGTAGAAATCACACCAGGCGAAGGACTAAACTAATGGCTAACTCTAATCAAGTTGCAAGTACATCAACTCAAAATATTGTACCTGTTCAAGCAGCATTTAATACTGCTGGTGCTTGTTTAGGATTAGTTGGCCCTGGTGGCGTTTACTTTTCACCACCTTTAATTGGTGATGTAATTACAGGTGCAACGATTGATAGTTCTGTAATTGGTGGTACAACACCATCAACAGGTAACTTTACTTCACTTAGTTTAGGTGGGAAAGTTATTGCATCTAATGTTGCACCTGCTATTGCTAGTGGTTTTGGTACAACGCCTACTATTACAGGCACTAATACTTTTGGTTTTAAAATAGTAGTAGGTACTGGTGGTGCTGCTAATGGTGTTATTACATTACCTGCTGCACCTACAGGTTGGGTAGTAACTGGATATGACACAACTAACTCTGCAACCATATTTATTCAACAATCAGCGTACACTACAACAAGTGCAACGATAGTTGGATATAGTATGACTACAGGTTTAGCTGCTAACTTTAGTGCTGGTGATGTTTTAATACTTACTGCTTCACCTTTTTAAAGGAATATTATGGCTGGCCCAAGTTCAACCGTAGACCAGAATCTACTGCCAGTACAGGCATATTTTGATGTCTATGGAAACTTTCAGACATTTATAGGTCAAGGTCAGTCATTCTTTGCTACATTTAATCCTAATCAATCAGGGTTACATATTACTAATAGCACGATTGATAGTACGACAATTGGTGCTACAACAGCTTCTACAGGTGTATTTACTAACGTATCAGGTACTACAGGTCAAATTAGCACAACACCTAGCGTTAATATTGATATAGCTAATAAATTCTATGTTGATACAGTTGCTCAAGGCTTAGGTCCTAAAGCTGCTTGCCAAGTTGCTACAACAGTTAATTTAGCTAGTTTGTCAGGTCTATTATTAATTGATACTTATCAAACAGTAGCTGGTGATCGTGTATTAGTTAAAAATCAAGGTTCAAGTCAATTTAACGGCATATATATAGCTTCTACGACTGCATGGAATAGAGCCGTTGATATGGACATATGGGCAGAAGTGCCTGGTGCTTATACAGTAGTTTTAAATGGCTCTCAGTTAGATACTGGTTGGGTATGTACAGCAACTTCAACTGGTACTATTAATGTTACTGCTATGCCTTGGGTTCAATTTTCTAATGCTAATACTTATTTTGCAGGCACTGGATTAACTTTACTTTCAAATACTTTTAGTATTACGCCAGTAGGTACAGCAGGCACTTATGGTTCAGCAAGTGCAGTACCAGTATTTATTACTAATGCTAGTGGTCAAGTAACAGGTGTAACTAATACTTCTATTGCGATTGCTAATACTGCGGTTAGTGGCTTAGGTACAATGAGTACACAAAACGCAAATAATGTAGCTATCACAGGTGGCACAATTAATACTGCTACAATAGGTCAATCTACAGCAGGTTTAATTACAGGCACTACAATAACTGCTAATACTCAATTTACAGGCGCAGGTACAGGCTTAACAGGTACAGCAACATCATTAAACATTGGCGGTAATGCAGCCACAGCTACAAGTGCTACAAGTGCAGGCTCAGTTACTAATAGTG